TTAATGATGCATTCGATAAAAAAGATGAAGCATCAGCACGTAAAAGGTTTAAACTAAATAAAGCATTAGGAATAGCACAAGCAACCATTAATACTTTTATGGCGGTTAATGCTGCATTAACTGCTGGTGGTAACCCTGCAAAGTTAGCAACTGGTATTCAATTTGTAGAAGCTGGATTAGCATTAGCTACTGGTATTGCCAATGTAATTAAAATAGAACAAACTAAATTTGAAGCGGGTTCAACAGGTTCAGCACCAAGTGGTGAAAGTAACTTAGGCGCATTTAGTCAAGGTGGTGGCGGTGGTGCGCCAGGATTAACTGCACAGAATACAGTTACACAACTTAACCCAGATGGCACAGTAGCAGGGCAAGGCAATAGAGAAATGCAACCAATGAAGGCCTATGTTGTGGAATCAGAAAGTAGAGCAGTAACAGAAAGAGTTAATAAATTAAGTAACCAATCAAAAATATAATAATGGAAAATTTACCGATTTATAAATTAGTAATAGATGATAGTGAAGAGCTTGGTGTAGACTACATCGCTTTGGTAGATTCGCCTGCCATAGAAAAAACATGGTTTGCTTTTAAAGAACATAACTTTGAAAGTTATACAGACTATCCAAAACAAGCGAGTGAAAATGCTAAGATAGCTTTAAGGTATGCAGAAGAAAACGGTTGGGGTGATTGCTTAGAAGCAACAGGCAAAACAAGAGCCAATCAGTTAGCAAATGGTGAAGCCATTTCACGTGATACGATTGCACGCATGGCATCGTTTGAAAGGCACAGACAAAATAGTCAAAAGGCTTTAGGGGATGGGTGCGGAAGACTTGCTTGGTTAGCATGGGGCGGAGATGCAGGCATTGAATGGGCGCAAAGAAAACTTGAGCAAATAGATAGAGAAAAAATGGTTGTTAATCCACGTGCCGGTGAAAGTAAAGATGAATTTATTTCACGTTGCATAGGTGTTGAGGTTGGTAATGGAATAGACCAGGAACAAGCGGCTGCTATCTGTTATAGCAAATGGGAAAACAAAGGAATGAATGCACAATTTAAATTTTTTGCCGATAAAGAAAAAAGAATGATAAGCGGAGCGTTAATGATTGCTGACTTACCTATTTATCGCAAAGATGAAAGCGGTGAGTACTATGTAGTATTCGATAAAGATCAGATTGAAAAGATAGCACAGCGTTTCTTTAAAAAAGGTTACAGCCATAATGTAAACATGATGCATGATCCTGAAAGACAAGTGAACGGAGTGTACATGGTTGAATCTTTTATCATTGATAAAACAAGAGGTATTAAAACACCAGAGGGTTATCCAACACTTACAGAGGGTTCATGGTTTGGAACTTTTAAAGTAGATAATAACGAAGTTTGGAATGACTTTATTCGTACAGGAGTGTTTAAAGGATTTAGTGTTGAGGGTGCATTTGCACATCGAAAAGTAACTGAAAAGCCAATGACTGAAATAGAAAAGATTGCGGATAGAATACAATCATTAAGACAAAAAATAAAAAATATTTAATAATAGGTACTTATTAAAAAGCAAAGCAATGGAAAATAAAAAACAAAGTTTTAAAGAAGTGTTTTCGGATATGAAAGATTTATTCAAAGATATTTTCAAAGATGAAATATTAAATCAAAAATTTGCTGACTACAAAGCAAAGGATGGTTCAATAGTAAGAACAGATACTGAAGAAATCGCAGTAGGTTCAAAGTTGCAAGTTATAACACCCGATGGTGTTATGGATGTACCGGCAGAAGTAACTGAAATGGTTATCATGGTAGGTGAAGCAATGATGAAAATCTACGTTGAGAATGGAGTGGTAAAAGGAATGGAGCCATACATGGAAGAAGTAGAAGAAGAGATGCCACAAGAAATGGCAAATAATAAAGAAGAGTTTGAAGCAAAGTTTGCTGAGTTAAATGAAAGACTTTCAAAAATTGAATCAGCATTAGGTTTAGCTAATCAAGCAATGGAGCAAGCACAAGCTACTATCAACACTCAAAACGATTTAAACAGAAAACTATTTGCTTTAATTGAAAAGGTTGCAGGCGCTCCAAGTGTAGAACCTAAATCAACTGCAAAAGAAAACTTTAAAAAAACAAATACAACTACTTCATTGGAAGAGTTTAGAAAATTAGCATTTAAATAACAAAAATAAATAACAACTAAAAACAAAACAAAATGGCATTTTCATTAGGCACAATGACCGCTTATATTGAAGAAAATAAAGCGGACTTAATCACCAAAGCAATCCTTGGTGCAAAAACATTAGGATTAGGAGTAGATATCAGAACAGGTATCAAATCTTCTGCAAAGATTCCTGTATTAGAATCAACTGTACCATTTCAATCATTAGCTTGTTCTTTTACCTCTTCGGGTACTACAACAATCAATCAAATTGAAATCGCAACTGTAGGCATTCAGTTTTCAGAGCAATTCTGTTTGAATGATTTGAATGTATACTTTACACAAAAGTATTTACCAGCAGGATCGAATGTAGATTCAATGTCAATTGCACAACAAATTATCGACAGAAAAATTGCACAAGTAGCACGTAATGTTGAAAATATGATTTGGGCCGGCAAAACGACTTATGGCAATTCAACAGTATTAAAACAAATGAATGGCTGGTTAGCAACTATTGACACAGCAGGTACTGCAGTTGCTGCAACACCTTCAACTTTAAACTCAACAAACGTATTAACTATATTTGATGATGTTTATTCAAAAGTTCCAGCTGCTGCATTAGTAAATGAGCCAGTTGTTGCTTTTTGTGGATTAGATACTTTCAGAACATTAGCTGCAAAGATTACTTCAACTTATGGTATTTATGGTTCTCAGTACACTACTGATAACGTATGGAACAATTGGGAATTAATGTATCCAGGTACTAACATGAAAGTTATTGGTGTACCAGGCCTTAGTGATGCGGCAGTCGATACGGGTTCTGTTCCAAGTGCAGTAAGAAATCGTATCATTGCTACTTATGCAAGTAACTTAGTTTATGGAACAGACCTACAATCTGATACTGATACCATAGAAAGTTGGTTCTCTCAGGATGACCGAGTATATAAGGTTTTCGGTAGTTTTAGAGCAGGTTGTGCAGTAAAATTCATCGACCACGTAGTACAATATACAAACGCTTAATTAATTAACTAAGGGGCGCAAGCCCCTTTTAAAATACTATAAAATATGCCTTGTACAATAATTGAAGGAATCACACTTGACTGCCGACAAGGTGCTGGCGGTATCAAGAAATTATACTTAACTGAATTTGCAAATGTAAGTTCAATAACTCAATCTTCAGGAGCAGTTACTGCAATTACTATGGCAAGTGGTAAAAAGTTTTGGACTGTTGAGGTTGAATTAGAAGATGCGCAATTAAACGAAGATGCAACTGTATCAATTGAGAATGGAACAACTTTCTATGCTCAAACACTTACATTCAGTGTTTACAAAATGACTGCAAAGAATCGTAATATCGTTAGACTATTAACACAAAATAGACTAATGGTTATTGCTCAAGATGCAGACGATGTATATCACTTATTAGGTGAAACAAGAGCAATGCATTTAACTGCAAGCGCATCAACAACAGGTAAAGCAATGGGTGATAAAAATGGCTACTCAATTACCTTAACTGGTAAAGAACCATTACCTGCTAACAAAGTAAACTCTGGCGTTATTGCTGGTTTATTATAATCTCTGTTTTATTTGGTTAAGAAGGTAGCCCGTAAGCTACCTTTTTTTGTTTTAAAATAATTATATTTGGTACTTATTATTAAATGCAAATAATAAATAAAAATTCAAACAATTATTTGATTTTCACTTTAAGTGAAAAAGTTACTTTGACTAATCCTTATTATTTGTTTTCATTCAAGCATCAAGTTGAAATGAATCCAATTAATTTTATTACGTTTGATGTTAGTTTATACAAAGATAGATACAATAAATTTTTAATTACTGAAACTACAGGCACTACTACATTAACAAGTGGAATAGTATCATTAGCAGAAACAGGTTTTTATGAGTACGCTATTTATGAGCAGGTAAGTTCAACTAATTTAGATTTAACTCAAACAGGAAACCTTTTAGAAATAGGAATGGTAAAAGTAAATAGTAATAAACCGATATACATAGAATACGATAACGAGCCGAAAACAATTAAGACTTATGGAGAATAAATTATACGAAGTTATCAATCTTAAATTACAGGCACATAAAACACCTGTTTTTAAAGAA